CACCTTCCACAGATGACAAGTCACCACAGATCGCAAGGTTCCCCAAGCAGCGATAGTCTTCCTTCAGCCGACACAAGTCTGGCTATAGGGGAGGGCGCCAGGGATGCGAGGGGAGGCTAGGGGGAACTGGAGGGATCGAGTGATATCACCGAGGGGGCTGAGTGATATCACCCTGGGCGCTCAGTCCCTCTGCCATGATATCACGCGATGATATCACTCACGGCCTCCACACTGCGCCCTCGGCCACCCCCGGCGCCCCCGGATCACCAGGGCAAGGGATCAGCCATCTGGTGGCCACCCCGCAGAATGCCTGGGGTTACGAGGGGATGGGGGCGCAAATGTGGGGGAACACGGGGGAACGAGGGCCAAATGGCTGGGCGCAATGTCGCCGGGGAGCAGGCACCTGGGCCAGCCTGAGGGTGACCAGGGGGGGAGGGGAGACCGACCAGGTCGAGGACCCCCACCTATGCCGCAATCCCGCAGAAATCAGCCATTTGCCGCTCGCGGGTCCCCTCCTCGGGGGCCGATGGTACCGCGCGGATCGGCGATCAGCGACCTCGAAACAGGGGGCTTCGCTGAGCTGCCTATAAATTTGCTCGGACCCTGCCTCTATCCCGCAGTTTCCCTGGAGAAATCCCACGGCCCACTATGGTCTGGCGAGGTCGGCACCTCCTACCCGATTATTTTTTGGGTCCCATCCGTTCCCCTCGGGTCCCATCAGCCACCCCCGGCTACCCTCAGTTCATCTCCCCCGGTACTCGTTTCGTCGCAGAGGGGCCCCACATGGTACCGAGGGCAAACCCACGGTTTTCTGCGGTTTCTGAATTAGTGCCGACCTATGCACAACCCTCCACAATCGGCAATCTTCTGGGGGACCACAGGGGGCCTTAGGTTTCCCTTAGGGTTCCCTTAGGTTCACCGGAGGAGAAGACGGAGAAGTTAAATCTTCAGAACCCTTAGGTTCCCCTTCGGCTCTCCTGCGGTTCCCTAGAGTGGAGAGTGTCCTCCCCGCCGTCAGGCGACCGAGAGGACCCCCAAGTTCATTGATGCCCGCCTTGATGCGGGCCTTTCAGAAATCACGCGATCACCACCATGGCTGTCGAAACAGCGTCCTTTATCTCTCAGCTCAACGCGAGCTACCCCTCGGGTACCGACCGAGTCCATCAGGGTGACGACCACATCCGCCTCCTGAAGGCCGTCCTCAAGGCGACCTTCCCGAACATCTCCGGCCCCGTCACGGCCACGCAAGACCAGCTCAATGCCCAGGCGTCCCTTGGGGTGCCCACGGGTGCCATTGTGGCCTGGTATGGTTCCGACACCGCCGTTCCTGCTGGCTGGGCCATCTGCGCCGGTCAGACTTTGACGAAGGCGAACGGCACCGGCACGATCACCCTCCCGGACCTTCGGGGCCGCGTGGTGATGGGCGCCAGCACGACCTACCTCCAGGGCTCGACCCCCGGCACGAAGGACCGCTCGCTGTCCACCGCCTCCGCAGGCGGCCACACGCACACCGGGTCAACCTCGGCTGCCGGTGGGCACAACCACGGCGGCACCTCGGGGGGCACTGCGCTTTCCGAAGACCAGCTCCCCGCCCACAAGCACTACGCCTTCGTTGGCGGTCAGGGCAGCTACGGCAGCGGCGGGGTTTCGGGCACGGCCCCGGCCTACGGGGTCACCGACAACGGTAACTCAGGGTCGGCCTATATCGCTGGCGCGGTTGGCGGGGCGGCCACGGTAGGCCCTACGTCAGCCACGGGCTCCGGGAATACCCACACCCACTCGATCAACTCGGTCGCCGACCACACCCACACCATGTCGATCAACACCGGCGGGGACCACTCTCACTCCATCGCCACCTTCGACGTCCTTCAGCCCTCCATGGCGCTGCACTACATCATGAAGCTCTAATCCATGCCCACCTTCCCGGTACGTCGCCTCGGCTCTGCCGGGGTGGTCCCGGACGTCTACCCCGCAGACCTTGAGAATTTCTCGGCCTTCACCGGGGGCGTGAACGTCCGCTTCAACAATGGCCGCGCCGCCCGCGCCCCAGTGTTCCGTGCGGTCACCGACCTGACCCACGAGCCCGGCCACATCCTGGCGATCCCCCCGAATGCCTCAGGCTACGAGGAGGTGATCACCGTCGCCGCTGACTTCGGGTCCATGTACCGCCTCAACGGGACGACCCTGGAGAGCGTTACGCCTGCCGGACAGATGCCCCTTGCTGGGACCCAGGTCATCACCTCGGGGTTCCTGGGGGGCGTTGCCTACCTCAACCGCGAGACCCAAGAGCCCTTGGTCAAGCGCCCGACCGACGACACCTTCCTGACGCTGCCGAATTGGCCTGCCGGGGATAGGTGCCGGGTCCTGCGCCCATACAAGGACCAGCTCGTGGCCCTCGGGGTAACCAAGAGCGGCACCATGTACCCGACGATGGTCCGGTGGTCCGACTTCGCCTACTTCGGCGACGTCCCCGGCTCCTGGGACCCAGGCGATCCGACCAAGTCCGCTGGCGAGAACATCGTCAACGGCATGAAGCATGAGCTTGTCGACGGGGCGACCCTCCGCGACAGCTTCATCCTGTACTGCACAGGCTCCGTGTGGCTGATGGACTACGTCGGCGGCAACGATATCTTCCAGTTCCGCAAGCTGTTCGACGACCGTGGGGTCATCAACCCCAACTGCGTGGTCCAGGTCGGCGGCATGCACTACGTGTTCGACCGAAACGACATCTACGTCCACGACGGGGTGACCGATCGCTCCATTTGCGACGGCAAGACCAAGAAGTTCATCTTCGCGGCTCTCGACTTTTCCAAGGTAAACCTCTGCTGGGCCCACCATGACCCCAAGGTCTCCGAGGTCCGCTTCGCCTACTGTTCCGACGACGTCTACACGGGCTTCAAGAACCCGACGACCGGGTGCAACCGGCAGGCCGTCTACAACTACAGCAACGACACCTGGACGTTCTACGACATCCCGAACCTCGTCGCCTGTACTCAGGCCGCCCTCCTCTCCGGGGACAACTGGGAAACCGACCAGGAAGCCGTTTGGGACACCGCAGGCGGCGCCTGGATGACCGCCCAGGGCGACATGGATCGCCACATCCTCGTGGCGGGCCGCTCAGACGCCGACATGGGCATCACGGCTCCTCGGGTCTACGGTCACGACCTCCTGAACGGGGGCCGTCTGCCGCTCCCGGTGAACCTTGAGACCATCAAGCCCGCCGTCCTGGAGCGAACAGGCATCGACCTCGACTCCCTCGGCAAGCGGCTGACCCAGCATGTCAACATCCAGGCCGTCTGGCCGCAAATCCGGATGGACAACCCCTCAGATTGCTTCTGGGAGTTCGGCGGGAACAACCTGGTCGGCGTGGACCCCTCGTGGAGCCCCCCGCAGACCTTCGATCCGGCCACCGAGAGCAAGATCGACGTCAACGAGAGCGGCAAGTACCTGGCCTATCGCTTCACATGCAACGGGCAGCAGGACTTCGACCTTTCGGGTTTTGACATTCAGCTCCTGGTCCGTGGCCGCCGCTGATGGACCTCTCCAAGCTCACCCCATATCGCCGCCCGATCCGCCCATCGTTCCCCGACAGCTCTGACCGCTACGTCGACCAGGAGCTGGACCGGATCGCGGTGGTCACTTCCAACATCATTCAGGCCATCCAGGACCTCGACGCTCGTCTGACGGCTGCTGGCATCGCCTAAGGACTACCAATGGGCCTCTTTGGCGGCACCTCCACCTCCACCTCCAATACCACCTCGGACAGCGGCCCCAGCTCCTGGCAGAAGCCGTACCTGGACACCTCGTTCAACGCGGCCACGGCTGCCTTCAACACCCAGAAGGGCACCCCCTACTACCAGGGGGACACCTATGCGGGCATGTCGGACCAGGCCAAGTCCGCGCTCGACGCCATGCGCGGCTATGCGTCTGGCCAGGGTCTCGACACGGCCAATGCCCTCAGCAGCATCGGGTCCAACCTCGCTGGATACTCCCAGCGGGCGGGCTCGACCATCGACGACTACCTCAAGTTCTCCCAGGAGGACCCGACGCAGTCGAATATGGACGCTGCGGCCAAGTACGCGAACAATCCGTACCTGGACGCCCAGATCGACGCCAACGCCCGCGACGTCCGCCGCAACCTCACCGAGGACATCCTGCCGGGCATCGACCGGGCCGCGAGTGCCGGGGGCAACATCAACAGCTCCCGTGCGGGCATCGCGTCGGGCATCGCCCAGCGCGGCGCCGCCGACCGCATCTCGGACATCTCCGCCCAGCTCCGCTCCGGCGCCTGGAACAACGGGCTCCAGATGGCGCAGCAGGACCGCACCCAGCGGCTCAACGCCATGGGCAACGCCGCCGACGCCTACGGGCAGCTCGGGACGACCGGCATGAACGCGATGAGCCAAGGCGTCCAGGCCGGGTACGGGGCGTTCGACGAGATGGGCAAGGCCGACCAGGCCGACCAGGCCGACCGCCAGGGCTACCTCACCCAGGACTTCAACAAGTGGCA